CCAAACGATCCTCCAAAAGACCCTAAAGAAAATAGAAATCCTCCAACCTCAACCCAAGCTGTAGATACTAAGATGGGTAGGGATAACTACCCTAATTACACTGAACCAAGTGTATCTAATACCCCAGAGTTAGGTGAAGGTAAGGATGGTGAAAGAGTGGCAGACCTTAATAAAGGAGGTTTAGTTAAAAAAAGAACTAAGAGTAAAAAGAAGACTAAAAAATAATAAGGCTACTCAGCTACGGCTGACCCCATATAAAGGAAATAATAATGCCTGATATAGTAACAGAAGCTACACCTAAAAGCACTCTCATAGATAGAGGATATAACTACAGTAAACGACAAGCAAGGATTGAAGAGGAAGAGAAGGAGATAGCAAAGCTTGAAGCAAAAAGCCGTCAAGGATCAGACCAACCAGAAGAAGAAGAAGTTAAAGAAGTCGAAGAGACCAATTCAGAAGCTGAAGAAACATCGTTATCAGGAGAAGAAAAATCTTTTAAGAAACGTTATGGTGATATAAGACGGCACTTAGCAGATAAGGAAAAAGAGTGGGAAGAAAAGTTTAATGCTCTTAGTGGTCAAGGTACTATGGTCCCACCAAAATCTGACGAGGACATTGCAGCTTGGGTAGAGAAGTACCCAGACGTAGCAGGTATTGTGGAGACTATTGCTGCTAAGAAAGCAAAAGAATTATTTAGTAAAGCAGAGAAAAAACTACAGGACATTGATAAAGTCCAAGAGGATATAAGACGGAAAGAACTTGAAGCACAAATCATAGAAGAACATTCAGACTTCAATGAGTTAAAAAGTTCTGATAAGTTTCACTCTTGGGCAGATGAACAACCTAAGTGGGTACAGGATGCACTCTATGAAAACTCAGATGATCCAGCCTCTGTAGTACGAGTTATTGATCTCTATAAGATTGATAATGATATGACAACCAAAGCCAGAAAGAATAATAAGAAAGCTGCTGCTGGTGTGGTTAGTAAGAGAAGTAAACCTTCTATTGATGCTGAAGATGCTAGTGGTAAGATCAGAGAATCTGACGTAGCTAAGATGTCAGCTAAACAATTTGAAGAAAATGAAGTTCGTATTAACGAAGCCTTACGTTCAGATAGATTTATTTATGATATTTCTGGGGGTGCAAGGTAAAAAAGGTATTGACAAATAAATATTTGTTGGTATAACTAAGAGAATAGAAACAGAGCCTCAACTATGACTACCTCTGTTCTATTCTTTCTCATAACAAAAGTCTAAACAATAGAAGAACTACCTGATAGAGTATAGGCCCATTTATCTTATAAAGTATAATTGATCATTTTACTTTTAATGTAAATGCACCCTAGAAAAAATCAGCCTCTTGATTACGGTTTAGCTTTGTAAATATCAAAGCCAATCATGGAGGATTTATTATGGCTTTTCAAACAGCACCTGGATGGGGTAACCTTCCAAATGGAAATTTTTCCAGTGTAATCTACTCGAAAAAAGTACAGCTTGCATTCCGTAAGAGTACTGTTGTAGGTGACATTACTAACTCTGATTACTTTGGCGAGATCGCCAATCAGGGTGACACAGTTCGTATTATTAAAGAACCTGAGATTTCTGTCAGTGCTTATGCCCGTGGTACAACCATTGCAGCACAAGACCTTGACGATGAAGACTTCTCTCTTGTTATTGACAAAAGCAACTACTTTGCATTTAAAGTCGATGACATTGAAGAGGCTCACTCACATGTGAACTTCATGGACCTTGCTACGGATCGTGCAGCCTATCGTTTGGCTGACCAACATGACCAAGAAGTTCTAGGTTATTTGACAGGTTATAAGCAGAGTGCTTTACATGTCAATGCTGATGAAGTGAACGATGTGGTAAATGGTACTAAGTCAGTTAAGACTGCTGACGATGANGAGCTACTTGCCAGTATGAAACTTAACAAAGGTTCATTTGGTAACATCACTGCTGGTGGAGATAACTCCATTCCAGTTGCTGCTCGTCTTCCAGGAGCCACTGCATTGCCAACTGAGTATGTCTCACCAGCAATGATTGTTTCTCGTATGGCTCGTCTTTTGGATCAACAGCAAGTTGATACTAATGGACGTTGGCTTGTTGTAGACCCAGTATTTATGGAAGTACTACGGGATGAAGATTCTCGTTTGTTAATCCAAAACTGGGGTGAGTCTGGTGCTCTACGCAACGGTTTGGTTCTGAAGAACTTCCACGGCTTCCGTGTGTATACTTCTAGCAACCTACCTGCAATGGGTACAGGTGCTGGCACAACTGGTGTTGCAGATCAGAATACTGATTTCGGTGCTATTGTTGCTGGTCATGACTCTGCCGTAGCTACTGCCGAGCAGATCAACAAGACAGAAACTTACCGTGATCCAGACAGCTTTGCTGACATCATTCGTGGTATGCATCTGTATGGTCGTAAGATTCTACGTCCAGAAGCTCTTGTTACAGCAAAATACAATCTTGCTTAACCAAACAATTAGGCTCCCCTTAGGGGGAGTCTATCTTACTTTTAGTTAGGGAATTACTATGTCACTTGAAGGATCATCATTAATTAATAATAATATTAAAGTAATTGATCTTTGGGATGAATCTGTAGCTAATGGTTTTGGTGTCGTAAGATTACCAGTTATTAGTTTCCCTAAGGATATAGTAGTTATTTCAGCAGGGGTTAAAGTACTAGAAAAAGCAGAGGGTGTAGGCTCCTGTAAAATTAATATGTATGCTCAAGATCATGAACAACCAGAACAATACCCTGAGTGTGTCTTAGCTAATTTTGATATTGGTCTTGCTGAAGTTGGTTCTACACCTAAGCTATACCCTGCTAATTATTATTTACCTAATGGTGGTGATTTAATAGTACAAGTAAATACTATCACTGATGAACCTACTAAAGGGTTAATAAGAGTTTGGGCAATATCCTTAAATTGTGCAGACCGTCAACCAGGATCGGCAGTTAGGGACAAGACAGTTAAAACAAGAGGAAAGTTGTAATGGCAATAACCACTAATATGTGCAATACATTCAAGGAAGAAATGTTAAAGGGTGTCCACGACATGTCCTCTGATGTTTTGAAGCTTGCACTATTCAAAGAAGCACCTACTGGTACTTACGGAGAAAACACAACAAACTACTCAGAGGTTACTTCTGCTTCTGATGAAACGACAGGTACTAATTACACTGCTGGTGGACAGCAATTAGATACACCTACAGTTACTTTAATCGGAGATACAGCTATTGTAGACTTTGATGATGAAGTATTTAATGATGTAACTATTGCTACTGACGGTTGTATTATTTACAATACAAGCCAAGGTAATGCAGCAGTTTGTGTAATTGATTTTGGAGGTACAGTCAGTGCTACAGCAGGTGATCTTACTATTGAGTTCCCACCAGCTAATGCTACTGATGCAGTTATCCGAGTCTATTAATGTCAACATGCCTATCTGCCATATATGGTGAAGGTAAGTACGGCTTAAATAAGTACGGCTCCTTAAACCACTGTCAAGAACTGACAGGGGTTTCTGCCATTGTGCAGGTAGGCGTATTGACATTACACATATCTGAGGGGGTTGACACTAACGGCACATCTGCACAAGTGTCAGTATCTAAACCTAAGGTTAATGTCCTTGAAAGAATATTCAAGGGTGTAAGTGCTAAGGTAGAATTAAATGAGGTTTCTACTGACGGTACAACTACTATTGATGATTGGGGTGACATCTCTGCACAGGTAAGTGTTAATGCTGTTAGGGTATTAAATAAGAATGTATCACCGAATGTGTTTGCTAGAGTAGAAGTAAATAAAGTACAGCCCCGTGTAAATGAATTAATACTATCAGAGAACTTAGAATTAAGAATTAAATTAAATAAAGTAGAGACTAGAGTAAGTAAAATAATTGGTAGTGTTTCAGCCAATGTAAGTTTAAGAAGACCTAGACTTATCCTAGACGAGAAAGTACCTAGCCTACTCCTACAAACAAAAGTTAATAATGTAGAGGTAGATGTACTTGAGAATGTAGAAACAACAAATTCTGTTTTTGCTGTTATTGAGCTAAGTGATGATGTTAAGGTGACAGGTGATACATACGACTTTGAGTCAAACAAACAGAACTATAGTAGACAAAGGGTTATCTATGCAGCTAGGGTACACAACTCTAGTGATCGTAAGACCCTCATAGACGAGGACTAATAATGAGTTTTAGGTGGCCTAATAAAGACCCTCACGAACAACTGGACTACAGTGTAGATTGGTCTAGGTTCTTAGGTAGTGCTAAGATTGAGTCGGTACGTTGGTTCATCATGTCTAATGAGTATAAAGTAAAGACTGAGTTTAAACCGTTAAAGACTTTTTCTTCTGCAACCAATGGTGAGACTGAAGATTTAATACAGAACATTGCACAGACACATACAGAAACTGTAGCTACTATTAACTTTGGTGGTGGTATTAATAATATGGAATATACTGTTTGGTGTATGATGACAGACACTAGCCAAAGGGTAGCAGAACGTACACTTAAGCTACGGGTAAAGGACAGATAATGGCATATAATTATATTGGGCTTGTGAATGATGTTAACCGTAGACTTAATGAAGTAGAACTTCAAGAGAAAGATTTCCCTAATGCAATAGGTGAGTATGGTGCTGTTAAGGAAGCTGTTAATAGTGCTATCCGTTATATTAATCAACATGAGTTTGAGTGGCCTTTTAATCATGTAGAGATGGAAGAGAAGTTAATAGAGGGTCAGGTACGTTATGCTTACCCTGACGAAGCTAAGACTGTAAATATGGATAGCTTTCGTATTAAAAGAAATAAAGAATTAAATGTTAGTAGTAAGAAGTTAGAACCTATTGCATACCAAGAGTATTTAAATAAGTTTGTAGACTTAGAGTACAATGACTCTGACTCAATTAAGGGTGTACCTGACTATGTATTTAGAACACCCAATCAGCAGTTCGGTGTAATCAATCCACCTAATGCAGATTATGATATTGTCTATGAGTACTACAGACTACCAGTAGATTTAATTAAGCATGACGATGTACCTTCAATACCAGAACAGTTTAGGTCTGTTATTGTTAATGGGTCAATGCACTTTGCATACATGTTTAGGGGTGACCAGAATGAGTCTGGTGCTATGCAAGAAAGATTTAAAGAAGAAATTAAGAACATGAGAGCCTTGTACATCAACAGATTTGAGTACCTACGTTCAACTGTTCTTGGGCGACATACATACACAACAACACTAAGAGTTTCTTAATATGGCCCAATGGCAAACATTTCCTATAGAAATGAATGGTGGATTAATAACTAACATTAGTCCATTACANCAGGGTATAAATGCTCCAGGTTCTGGTCGTATATTAAAAAACTTTGAGCCATCTATTAAGGGTGGCTATACTAAGATAGAAGGATTTATTAAATATAATAATAGTATTGTTCCACCATATGGTGAGCCTACTATAGACGGAGAGGATAACGACAGTGGCTTATCTTCTATAACTGTATCGAATCTAAGTAGGTCACCAGAGATAGGTGACACCTTTATGATTGGTGAAAGTGACACTANATACACTATTGTAAGTNTAACTTATGATCCAGATAACTACTCAGCAGACATAGAGATAACCCCTGNGTTATCAAATGATCTTGATGAGGGTGACTCACTATTATTCTTAAGCACTACCACACAGTGGCTTATACGGGGTGTGGGAGTATTTATAGATAGGGTTATAGTTGCTAGGAACAATGATCTATATACTACCTTTGGTGGTGGCTATAAGAAAATAAATACTGATGTTCGTAACCCAAGTGTTAAGACTAGGTTTGCTAGGTATAACTACGATGGCACTGAAAAGATTATTGCTGTTGATGGGAATAACGTACCTGCAATTTGGGATAATAATATTTACACTGCACTAGAGGATTGCCCAGCAGATGTAAACGGTTCAGAGTTTGTTGTTAATTTTAAAAACCAATTATTCTTTGCTAAGAGTAATCTAGTTACTTTTACTTCTCCATACTCTGATGATGACTTCTCCCCTGCTACTGGTTCTGGTGTTATTTCAGTGGGCAGTGATGTAACAAGTATGTCAGTATTTAGAGACCAGTTAATTATATTTACTGAGAACTCTATTTTTAAGTTAGTAGGTAATACTATCTCAGACTTTGCACTACAACCTATTACTGTAGACATAGGTTGTATTAACCCTGATACGGTACAGGAGATTGGTGGGGATTTAATATTTCTAGCACCAGATGGTTTAAGACTGTTAAGTGCTACAGATAGAATTGGTGACTTTGGTTTAGCTGTTATATCTAAGACCATACAGAAGACTGCAACTGATTTAATTAATAGCAGTCAATCTTATTCAAGTATATTAATTAGAAGTAAATCACAATATCGTATCTTTGGTTACAATTTTAACTTGCCAAAAGGTAATTCAAAGGGTATAATAGGAGTACAGTTTGCTGGTCAGGGTGGAGATGCCATGCAGTGGGCTGAAACTAAAGGGATTAAGTCTTTCGTATCAGACAGTAGGTTCCACAATGGAATAGAAACTATTGTGTTTGCTAATGAAGATGGATACCTTTATCAACTAGAAGATGGCAATAGCTTTGACGGTGAAGACATTGAAGCTACATATGCTACCCCATTTATGCCTATCACTGATCCAAGGTTACGAAAGACATTTTATAAAATGTTTATGTACTTAGACCCAGAGGGGGGATTAGAGTTTGAGACTTCACTAATATTTAACTTTGACGAGAAAGGTATAATACAACCTGATCCTATTAAGTTTAATAATAAAGCTGGTGAAGTTAGTTACTATGGTGATCCTTCCTCTAGGTACGGGATCACAACATTTGGTGGTAAGTTACTTAAGGTGTTTGAAACACAAGTCACAGGATCGGGCTTTACTGTATCAGTACAAATTGATTCAAAGGGAATTGATCCAGCATTTTCACTGGATGCTATAACACTAGAATATGCACAAAATGCAAGAAGGTAAATAAAAATGGGAACAGGCTACACAAGAAATGATACTGCCAACAACATTGCTGATGGTAATATTATTAATGCATCTGATCTTGATGGTGAGTTTGACGCAGTAGAGTCAGCCTTTAAGACTGATGGACACACACACGATGGTTCAGCCTCTGAGGGTGGTGCTATTACAGTCATTGGCCCAGTACAAGATGTACTGGTATCAGCAATAAGTATGAGTCCAAAGACTGACGATACACTAAGCTTAGGTACTCCATCACTACGATATAAAAATTTATACTTATCCGACACCCTAACTACCGATGGGGATGTTATTATTAATGGAAGTCTTACTGTAGAGGATATTATTTCTGGCTCAATNACTCTGGGTGATATTACTATTGGCCCTGATGGGATTAACTTTCCTGATGGCAATGGTGGTTCAATAGAACTTAATGATGTCTTTGTAAACATCAGTGGTGATGTTATGACAGGAGACTTAGGAGTTGATGCTGACTTTATTGTAACAGGAACTTCTAGTTTAAAGGGTACAGACGTAGACGGCAATCTTACTATAACTGGAGATATACTAGCAGATAAAGATGCAACTATAGGTGGTGACGTTACAATAACTGGAGATACACTAGCAGAAAAAGATGTATCTGTAGGTGGTAACCTATCTGTAACTGGAGTATCTACCCTACCAATAATACTTCAAAATGAAGACATAAATATTAATGCTGGNCCTACAGCTAACATACGTTGGCTTACTGGTGATGGTGAACCAGAGGGTGTTGTAGAGGCTTCTGTAGGCTCTCTGTATGCCAACACTTCTGCAAGTCCAGGTGCTGGTACATTATTCATGAAGACTAGTGGTGACGGCACTATTGGATGGGAGGAAGCTGGCTCTGGTGCTGGTGGACCTGTTGATCCTGGAGATGGTACTAATGCTTTATTCACAGAGACTTTTGAAGGTGATGGGGTAAACAATACTGTNACTCTTAATAATGAGCCAGCATCAATTAATAATACTCAGGTATATATCTCAGGTGTGTACCAGTTAAAAAATACATACTCACTGGCTAATAAAGTAATTACATTTACAGAGATACCACCTGATGGTCGAAGCATTGAGGTAGTGATAGCCTCTAGTGTAACCTTTGAAGATTCAGAGTTTGTTAATCAGTCAGGTGACACTATGACAGGTGCACTAAAGATTGAAGACAATCTTGAAGTCACAGGAGAAACCAACACAGGTACATTAGTAGTTGGTACTGGGGTGACTAT